GGCTTTTAGTTATAGATCCACTAGCTGTAAGTAAGGTCTGGAATGCTGGACGTAATTCATCATCTAGTACGCCATATAACTTCTGTAGATTGGCTATGTAGTATTCAACATCCGGGCTAGAGAATGCGTAGCCAGTATTCTTTAATTGTAATTCTAAAGACTTAGCGGCCTTCTCATCTGCAGCAAAGGCCATCACTGCGTTCTTGCCAAACTTTACTAATGCAGCAGCACCAAGGTATTTAGCAAAGGTCTTACCTAATTGCTTAGTCTGTTTTTCAAAGGCTGTTAAATCCTTCTTACCTTTAGCAAGTCCTTTACCGTTATATTCGGATAAAATCGAGAAAATTAAGTTAGCCATTTACTGCCTTTCTAATCTCGGTGCGCTTAACAAACTTAGCGGCAGTGTCATCTAATGCTTTTAGTATGTGGGCCATAGCCTTGCCCTGTTCTTCTGATGCAGCTCTAAATATCAATCTTCCCTTTTGCTTAAAACCTCTGTTATTACCTGACATGCCCTGCGGTCTAGCATTTACTAATGGACCTGCAGCTGCAATAAATTGTGCGCCCGCTCTAGGATTATTTGAATGTGATATAGATTTATCGGTATCGCTAACATCTCTACCTATCCATGGTGCGCCACCTGGACCTGATTTACGACCAGCAGTTTCATAGATAGCACCTGGTGCGCTGTTATTAGATACGTAGTTAGTAGCAGCCCAGCCACTCTTATTACGTTTATTTCTACCGGCACTATATTTAATGCCTTCTACTACCTGAGCATGGTTGTATTTAGGGAATGTACGGTACTTCATTGGTCCGACAATTCCAGCAGCTTTAGTCCAGCCTGATAACACTTCAGAATCCTGTGGAGCGTAACCTCTAGCCTTATCTCTGATAGGCAACATGGCTGCTCGTGTTTGTGCTTGCACATCTTTTAATAGATCTTTATCTACTAGACCTAAGGCTTTTTTCATCTCTTTAATGCCTGTTACGTTTACTGGCATTTTTGATCTCCTTAGCTCGATCTGATAACACTTGGACTATTGCCGCAAGCATCTCTTGATCCATATCTATAAAAGCCTGTGGCGCAATTCCGGTTTCCACCGAAAGACTAGCAATCGTGTGGATCATTGAATTACGCTGTGTTATTTTTTTTCTTCATCCAATACTTCAACGGTATCTAGAGAATCAATAAACTCTAGGCCGAAGACTGGCACAGTTACATTAGCCCTACGTAAACACTCATGAGCCAGGTAGTAGATCTCCGTTTGCCTTTCGTGATCACGTAGGACCTTTGATATTCCCGCGCCATACTTTAACTCGAAAGCGTACTCGACACCCGGAGTAATCTTGTGTTCAGATACTTCTCCGTTAGCCCTTGTTATCTTTAGCTTTGCCATTAGTTCTCCTTATGCTACTGCTACAGTGATTACGCTGTTGCAGGTGAATGTGATGCTCTGTGAAGATATGTCAGCTACTGCTCCATTGATATTCTGTAGGTTATTAACCAATACAGTCGTGCTATATGAAGGGTTAGTTGCTGATACTGCTCCAGTAGTTTGCTTGATTACCAAAGGTACAGTTGTACCGTAGGCAGCACGCAAAGTTGGGATTACTGTAGCTGCAGCGTTATCATTTAGGAAGTCTAATGTAATAGTGCTTGCTTCTAATCCCTTAGCAAACTTGTGAGCAGTGTCGCCCATAGCGGTTACTTCAAGTTCATCAAATGATTGATTGATGGTAACAGATGTAACATACGCTGATAGATCAACGCTGTTAAATGTTACCGATGCGGTGTTATTTAAGAAAATTGCCATTGTTACTCCTTGTCTTTCTCTTTAGTAGTTGCAGGTTTTGGTGCTTCTTGGATCTGACCTATCTTCTTTAAGAAGGCTAAATCTTCAGGTGTTAGGCTCATTTTAACTCCAGCTCGTTAGAATTGATACAGTGATCTCTGACGTTAATAAATCTCCACTTGCCACACTAGCGATAGCTGGAGCGGAGACACTTGATATGTTTAGCACCAAGGATGATGCGTTTAGTTTGTTTACCACAGCTACAATAAAATCTTCTATTCCGGCAAGGTTACCCTGATTATCTAGGGCAGGTACACAAATCATTATCTTAAAGTTAGCAAGTGGGGCAATAGATGTGTAATCATTATTAGACGGGATAATGTACGGATCGCTAACAGTTACCACTACGCTGTTGGGAATTAAAGTTGCTGGTGGGAAACTGAAGGTGGACCATACTCCTGCGTTTGCAAGATCTGTGGCTAGTGTAGTTCTAAGGGTAGTTATTGCAGTTGGCATTAGCCGACCATTGTGTTAGGACTAGAGTAAGGCGCTATGAGACCTCTCACTCTATTTATAAGCTGGTAGCCCAATGCATAACGGTTAGGGCTCATGCCATCCATACCGTTTGCCCCGTTTTGAGAAGTCTGACGTGCCTGGAAAATGTCCACGGCAATTATCATGGCTGCTTGATTTACAGCTGGAATTGCAGAATACGCAGATGTCTTATAGCCAGGTCCACTAGCAAGACCGTATGGCAAGATACGGTGGAATGGATCATCGGCATTTACTTTAGCAAACTGAATAATTGAATAACCACTTGGATAATTACTGAATGCGTATGTACTCCAGAATGCTGTACCTAATGAGGCCGGTACTGTAGATCCTGGGTATGCGCCTGTAAGAGTATGCGTGCCGTTATATACACCAGCACCGGATGCAGTAATAGTTATGCTTTGACCTGTTACAAATATGCCAGGACTAGCAAGTACAACACTGGCAACGTTATTACTTATGCTTGCACCGACTACGGGTGCGTTATTAAACCAAAGATATGAATTAAGTAGGTCCTCAGATGTTTGACAGATAGATTCTAAATCGGCATCAGAGTAGAGAGACCCAATACCAAGATTAGTTCTTAGTTGGGCTACGGTAACGTAACTAGCGGCCATCTCTACTCCTTTGCTACTAAACCCTAAGGATTCTTAATGTGTTGCTGTTATTACGCTGTCATGTTGAAGCGTTGTAGGCCACCAGACACAAGTGTCTTAGTTGCCAAGTATCCGTACAGCATCAGTTCAATCTCGCCTGATGTTGGTACGTTTGTTGAAAGTCTTAGTACTGGACTTTCGTAAATTGCAATTGCTGATGGCACGATGATAAATGATGAATCATCGATAGTTGTTGAAACCATGTTTGCATCAACATATAGATCTAATCCAAGTACGTTTCCACGTAGTGATGTTGGAGATGAAGTACCGCCAGCATTCATTGGATTTTGTGAAGTAAAGATTGGTCGGTCTGTTGAATCCTTAGCACCGATCAACAATGACCACTGTGAAGTACCAGCAATATATGCAGTTGCTAGATCACCTGTTGCTGCGTATGCAGCTGGGCCAGCTTGTGCGATGAATGCTTGAATACCTAGGTAGGTAGTAGCTTGTGATGTTGCAAGTGTTCCACCAGATACGATTTCAGCAATTACAGCTGAATCAGTTGCCTTGTTATAGGCACGGGTCATGTTATCAAGCATGGCCTGGAAGAATGCAGGATTGTCAGATGAACGCTCTAACAATTCTACTGAGTAGCGTTGTAGTCCAGCATACTTCTTAACGGTTGCATCTACGTATGAAGATACGATACCTGTCTCAGATGGTGCTGCTGCTTCTGCAGTTAAAGCTACAGTTCCAGAAGTTGTGATTTTTGGATGTGAAATAGTCATACCACTTGATGGGATAACTTTAGCTCCACCGCATGCCTCAATAGTTGGACGTGTTCCAATAAGAGTGTCAATTACAGTTGTTGCATAAGATACTGGAGAAAATGCTGGGTTGGTTGTGAATGAATCATCAGCAGCAGTAATCTTCTGTGCCTTTGCATCTTCACCACGTACCCATAGACCAGCTTCGTGATCTCCTAATTGTGCCTTCACTGCATATTGCAGGTACTTAGCTTGTGAATTAATTGGCGAACGTGGCTCAGCATAGATAGCAGCACTAATCGTTGGACGTGCGGCTTCTACTGGAGCAACCTCTGCCGGTGTAACAGTTGGCTCTGGAGTTGTATCCAAGATAGCCTCACTTTCCGTAGTAGTTGATGTTGCATCTGCTTCGCTTTCGCTCGCAGCAACTTTAGTTACATTCGCTTCAGCGAACGCTGGTGTTTCAACTAGGCTTACCTCTTTAAGGGTTGCCTTAGTTACATATAAATAATCTTTGGTTTGTTTTGATCCGGTAACTTCTACACCAACAGACAGGCCGTCCACTAGCTGCTCTCCGGCAAGAATCAAAGCGTCCTGTCCAGACATGCTGGCACTAATCTTAAAGGATGCGTAGATACCGTCTTCTGCTTTATTAAATTTCTGCATACGGCCAATAGGCTTATCGTTCTTATGTTGCATAAGCATCTTGATCTTTCCAGGATCGCCAATCTCAATGGAATCTTTGGCAAATACAACTGGTCCGGCTGAAGTAAAGCCCACACGCTCGTATGGCACAATCTTGCCAGCTATAACTCTACGCTCAGTATCTGAGCTTTCTATTGCACTACTGAACGTAAGTAGCATCTTCACTCTCATTTCCGTTAGGGGTCATATCTTCCATCTCTTTAGCTTGTTCAACATCTATTAAACCTAAAGATAACATTTTCTCTATTGCTTCTAGGCGCTTCATTGTGTCTGCACGTAGGAATGATTCCTCGATATTAAATCTGACCTTATTTTGAGAATTTGTGATGTCGTTCATGCTAAGTCTATCCTCAATAGCACAGATATAAGGTTGTAGCGAATAAGCAACAAACTCTTTACGGCCATCAATAATGTTTTGGTAGGTCATGCTGTTATTCATATCAGCGCTAATCATGTAGGCCGGAATATTCATCGCTCTGGCAACCTGGGTGGCGAGGTACTGGCTGGCGCCTTCGTAAGCCATGTCCTTAGGTGAAAATCCAATATTTTCTACAGATAAAGTAGATGTTAAGTATGCAGTGCTGCGTGATGATCTAGCTGCTTTCCATGTTGCCAATAATCCTTGTACATGATCTTCTGGTAAGTCAGCCCCTGAATTTTTCAGCACAGTGGTTGCCATG